GCCTTTGTCTACATTTCCATCACCAGCGTTTCTAACAGCATCTGCTGTAAATACAAACTCATTCTTTGATAATCTTGCAGGCACATCGTCTGCTTTTTCCATTCTACCTATTGGCACAAAACCACCTTCAGCTCTTAAATCCATTTCCTTGCCATCTAAATCTAATAGTGGCATTGTTTTCTTTGCTACTGGTTCTTTCATAGAACCACCCTTAGCTCTAAATGCTCTTGCTCTAAAATCTTCACGAGTCCCTGCTCTTAATATAGATTGTCTAGCATCCTCTATATCTATACCAGTGTTGTCTGCTAATGCTTGTGCCTCATCTTCTTGTTTTTTTGTTAGTAATCCTGCTAGTGCTGATACTCCTATTATGCCAAGCCCTGCCTTACCACCTATCTTATCTAATAAACCACCCGTTCTAGTTCCTATGACATCATCATATGCTACGTTTCCTAAAAGTTTATCTGCTAGAAAAGCTTTTGATGCCCCTAAATTAGCTAAAACATTACCTGGTTTAAATATTCCAAAACCAGTGCCAGAAACTCCAGTTCCAAATTTTGCACCTAAAGCTCCTAATCCTGCTGTGCCTGCATATAACAATGCAGCTTTACCCACCGGTGACTTTGCAATCTTCTTGACTGTTCTTGTAACTTTCTTAACAAGTTTACCTAAACCATACATCTGTCTTGCAGATTCAAAATCATACTCTCCGCCTATTGGTCCACCATCAGCTCTGAATGCTAATCTTAAACCTTCTAACCCTTTTGGATCTTCTTCTTCATCTTCTGTTATAATTGGTTCTTGTTTCGGAATTATTGGTAAAACTATCTGTGAACCATCTGACTCATCTCTCTGTTGATCTATAAGTTCAGCTATTCTATCTTTAGCCATCTCATCTTCTATAGGAAATCTAGCACCTCTTTTTAATTTACCTCTATCAATAAAATCTCTTATAACATTTAAAGCTAATCCAGATATACCAGGTAGGGTAATATCCCTACCTCTAAAATTTTCTGCTATAGTAGCTGGACTCATGCTAGCATAATCCAAGGCGCTCATACCTCTTTGTTGAAAATCTGTATCTCTACCCTGACCTCCAAAAGATCCTAACTTTTGTTCTCCTGAAGTAGTTGCCTGCTCATTTGCTGCCTGAGAACCAAAATCACCTGTATCGACAGCACCATTTCCACCTGCACCAAAACCTGACGATCCAGATCCCATTCCAGATGCACTTGCGCCTAAATCAGCTCCTCCACCGAATTGTAAAAGTTGTCTCGCTATTTGTGATCTAGTTATGGCCATCGTTCTATTCTATTTTGTTTTACCTAATAAATCAAGACTAGGCATTATGACAGTTACATCTCTTCTAATGTCTTCTGGTGATATACCCTTGTCTTTCCATTCTTTATCATTCTTATATTTTTCACCTGTTTTTTTATTTGTTATCTTTTCTATTATCTTATCTGGTTGTAGCTCTATCATTATGTTGTTACCTCTCGCGGCTGTATCTCTAATATTGAAGCTATGACGTGCAGCTCGTTCGCGTCAGAAGCTTGTACCTTTAGTATCTCACTTTCTTCCATTACAAGTGGGTTAGTTAAAAGTTCTGTTGTAGTAATCGTTGCTATGGTTTTTGTTTTAAATAAACTAAATATATTGCTACTAGCGTCTACTAAAGTAACATCTATATTGCAATCAGATCCTGCATCATTAGAAACTAAAATAGATTTTACAACAGCAGATTTAAAATTAGGCACCGTATATAATGTGGTTAAATCTGTTGTTGTTAGATCTACTTTTTTATTTATAAAACTATTAGCCATTAATTAATAAAGAAGTTTTGAGCTTCTACCTCATCTTTTAATTCTTGTTGAAACGTGGTATTTAATTTTTCTACGATAGCATCTAGATCTCTAACTTGAGATTCTGCAACTGTTACATCATATTCTCTACTAGCTCTTGTTAATACCTGTACTATTTTTGCCATTATCTACGTCCATCTGGTTGTGTATCTAATCTAAATGTCCCTAACTTCCAAGTTTGACTAGCTGCTGTATTTTCTATTTTTAGTGCGATAGCTCTTGCCCTAGCACGTGTATCCACTTTTTGTGTAGAAGACGTTATATCAAATGGTCCTAGTGATGAGCTAGCTGCCGTATCGTTTGGAAAATTTCTTAAATTTAATGTGATTCTGGTTGTTCCTGTTTGTGATATGAAGTCAGGTATAAATCTTCTTATCTTCATTATAAACTCACCATCTCCTCTAAATGTTGCAACACCAGTCTGTTGTCCCTGTGAAGTTCTTTGAGCTGTAATATCAAAATCTCCAGAAGATATATTTGCTGTTATTGCAGTTATAACTCCATTTTTATTTTGATCTGTTCCTATTTCATGTTCATAATATGTTGTTTTACCCTCTGTATTTCCTACTACATCAAACGACGTATCCGTAGATGCATCATACTCTGTTGCATGTGGACTTCCAAATACTGCAGAATCCTCCCACATTGTTCTTGATAAAGTTCCATTTGTCCAAACAGGTCTTTGTGGTGATGAATCAAAATAATTATAAGACACCATTCTATTAACAACTGATGATGTTGATGTTGGATAAAACCACATAACCTCACCAAACAAGTTGTTTAATCCTGCAGAAACCATTTGATTACCAGAGTCTAAATTTATATCACCATAAACATGATCCTCTACTAAACATGGTAAAGATTCTAATTTACCAGCGTATCTAAAAAAACCATTCTCTGACATCCAGTATGCAGCGCCATCAACTTCAACACATGCATTCTGTCCAACAAGTCCACAGTGTGTTCCAACTTGTGCGAACGCAAATGTAAATGGTTGACCGACAAAACGTTGTGTGAATAAAGCAGTATCAGTCCAAACATAGATTGCATCTCTACCTCTTATGGCTCCCATGATCCGTGATCCGTCAGCCAATCTTTGTGTACCAGCTGTATTGGTTGCTGTAGGTGTATATGTATTTATATCCTCTTGATCAGAGAATCTAATAAACATATCATCTTGTGTTGTAGTATCTCCAATAGTTGTCTCTGTTCCAAAAAATACTAGGTGACGATCTGGTGTAGATACAACCATATGTCTTGACGCTGTAGGGGCTCCAGTTATAATTGATGCTCTTGTTACAGTTGCATCTGTTAGAGACGAGTCCCAAGAAAAAACAGCACCATTATGAATTAGACATATTGCTTTGTCACCAAAATTATCTAATGACCACATACCAGGTTCTATAATTAAATCTCCTGATGCAGCCTCACCCCATGCAATAAAATCAGTAGAGTTTGTAACTGTTGCTCCATCACTATGTGCTGCAGCTGTAGTCCCTGCAACACCTCTCGTTAAACCTGTTAAGGTATTACCAGTAACACCTGTATAAGATATTTCTTCTGATCCTATGATAACAAAATTAGTTCCAGCGCTAGGAAATAAAGATGCATCTGCTAATGTAAGACTAGTTGCAGAATCACTTATGGCACCATTTAAAGTAGACGTGAACGCTCCTGGTTCTTCACCACCCCAAGTTCCAAGTGACCAACCAAAACCTTTTGCTTGTACAGCAGGCCCTACTGGATAATAATGCTGTACTCGAATACCACCAGAAGTAGTTGCTCCACTTCCAGATTCATTAGATGGCATTGTAATTGTTAAAGTTGTAGTTGATGGTACACTTGTTACCATAAATTTTTTATCATCAAAATCAGATGCACCAAAATTAGAATCAGTAATAGTGCTAAAATTATCTAATAATATAATATCATTTTCACCTATGTTATGTGCACTGGGAAAAGTTATAGTAACTGTTGGTGATCCATTTGTTGTGCTAAAAGCACTCGTTAATGTTGTAGTAGTTTTAATAGGATGTATGTCATAAAATATACCACCAGAAAAAGCATATAGTATTCTGTTTGTTCCTATGATTGCATATTTTCTACCAAGACTATTTACAAAATGATGTAGCCCTCTAGCAGCACCTGTAAGTTCATCAGTTCCTAATTGTTTCCAACCACCTATTTTTTCGGGTGTGCCGTATCTAAATCTGACATTATCACAGTCCACCCACTGACCCTCTGCTGTGGTTTCTGAAATTTGTTTATTAATACCTGGCTGAAATCCTATTTTCTGTAGCATAGCGCATAATTATACAACAAATATTATAAAAATATACCCTTAATCTTCATGATCTCAAAGCCTCTAAAAATCATTTTAAGTTAATTTCCTCATCACCGTGACTTATTTCTTTTTCAAAATCAGGATTATTATTTTTATAATGCACGTGAATATCAGCTACTATCCTAGCTAAATTATTAACAAAATGTCTCCCATCTCTATAATCAATAATTACTTTTCCTTTTTGACTAATTAATTTTATTTCTTTTTTGGAAAAAACAATTTCCGTGGTATTTTTATTTTTTCTAAAGTGCACTTTGTAATACTCCTAAACAGGGTCGTCCATCCCATTTATTATTTTTAAATTTTCCATCTTCAAGGACATAGTGTAAAAAAATTTGTAATGAATGATCACCCTCATATTCCTCTCTCCAATGTTCAGATTTAGCACCAAAATATAAAACACCATCACCTGGATTAATTATTATTCTTTCGTTGTCTATAAATAAAGGCCACTCAACATCCGCTGCAACATTAACACTCACTGTAACTTCGCAGGAGTCTCTGTCCGTGTGTTTTTTTAAAGTAGAAAATTTTTTATATAATCTCCAATAACTATAAGTTTCTATTAATTTTAATTTACTTGCTCTTTCAAAAATATCTTTTTTTGAAACTAATAAAGAATCAGCTATGGGATCACCATACTTATAAGTTTCGCCTAAAGAACATTGTTCACAAAAATTTGTTTTATTTGAAATATTAAAGATTTTTACATAATCAAATAATAATCTTCTTTCATCATTTGATAAAATATTATCAATATAAATATATTTATTTAAACCATCCATGATACAATAGTAAACCTTGTTCCTTTAATTACTGGTGTGGCTTGGTGAGGATATAAAAAATTACTAGGCCATAAAATAACTTTACCAGGCTGTGGTTTAATTTCTAAAGTTAATTTTTTTGAACCAGGTTCGAAAAATTGTAACATACCCCCTTCATAATCATTGTTCAAAAAAATAACAGCTGAAAGTTCTCTATGTGCATTTGCTCCACTATCAATATGAGGTTTGTAAAAACCTCCCTCTGTGTATTTTAATAAATTGATTGCTTCTATTTTAGTTATATCATAAGGAATTGACCTATCATTAAAATATTGTGTAGAAACATTTTTTAATAAAAAACCAATAAAATTTAACCAATTGGACTCTGTAAGACCACTTTCATAATTTAAGGCATAATCTTGTACAACTCTTATATTTTTATCGATTCT